CGTCGAGCGCCTCGTACGCAGCGGACACCTCAGAGGAGGTAAGGATCTCCTGTCGATTGTTGTCGATTGCTTGCAGCCGTTCGATGAAGTTCGCGACCTTCTCCGCCTTGTCCGGGTCAAGCGCAGCGATCTTCGCCGCCACGTCGCGATTCGGTGAATCCTTCTGCTTTGCCATGTTCAGTCCTCTCAGTCATAACCGAAGGTTTGCATATAGAGCGGATATGAGATCGCGATGCGGTGCGCCAGCTCTGCTGGGATCACGGTCTGCCACGTTTGCTCAGGTGGCTTAAGAGATCCGGAGCCAACGTGGGGAAACTTGTTGTAGTGCACGGCATCAAGGTCGGTGGCGACGTTGACGATGTTGTCGAAGTCGTGATCGAACGGGTCGACCCCCATCGCCTTGTGCAGTCTTGCTAACGTCGCCTCTGGTGACGCGCACAGCGTTTCGTATCGAACCCAAACTACTGGGATGTTGCGGCGAAGCAAGTCCTCGATGAACCGAATAGCACCACCAACCATACCTCGCGGTTCCATCAGCATCTGAGTTGTTTCGGCCAGTGTGCGCGTCAGCGGTGAGTGGAACAGGGCTGTCGCGCGATGCTGCCGCTCGATGGAAGCAACGACATCGCGCGGGTCGCGGACGCAGACGATCATCGCAGCGTGCGGGTCGAGCTGCGCTAGGAGCAGAGGTTGCATCAGCCAACCCCGTGACTTGTCGACGATGTGGGGCTCGGGCCGATCGTGATACCAGCCGTTGATGAAAGCGCGCAGAGCAGTCAAGTAGCGCTCGTATGAGCCGGGGACGTTCGCCAGGTCACCTTTGACCTCATCCGACTTGGATAACGCCCCAACAACCTGTTCTACGCAGTCGTACAGAGCCGATGTCCCTGAAACATGAACATCGGGGTGCTGGGCGAGGATGTTGCCAAGCAAGGTGGTCCCTGAACGCGGCAGCCCAGACATGACGTGGATCGTCATGCGATGACGACCGAGACGCCGCCGGAATGGATGACAACGTTGCCTGAACCGTCAACCCATATCATCCCGTTCGTGGGCGAAGGGGGAGTTCCTGCCTTCCCCATCAACCACAAGCCACCGTCACCAACCTTCAGTGAGTCAGCGCGGTTGTTCACCCCAGGGCCGAACTGGACTGCGTTGGTCTGTTGAGCAAGGATCGATTCACCTTCGTCTGCGCTCCCGAAAGCAAACGAGCCCAAACCGGATGCTTCGATCTGAGAGAAGGTGGAGTTTGACTGTGCCGCACCACCAGCGAACGCCCCCGGACCGGACGATTCCACTATCGCAGACCCATTGCCGTAAGCGTACGTGTAACCGAAAGCGAAACTGCCGTAGCCAGACGAGTCGATTGTCGTGTTCCCATTGTAACTGAAAGCACACCCAAACGCCGAAGAACCCGCGCCTGATGCTTGAAACACAACAACACCATCAATGCCATACGCACACCCAGACACTGACGACCCAGGCGCAACCGCCTTAAGTGCCACAATACTGGAGCCGTAGCCGTACGCATACCCGAACGCTGATGACCCCGAGGTGGATGCTTCCACGGACCCAAAACCGCCGTTGGTGCCGCACGCGTACCCGGTTGCGAACGTCCCCAAAGAGACCGCGTTGACTGTGGCGATCCCACCAACGCTGTACCCATACCCATTTGCGAACGATCCCTTACCAAGCGATTTGACCGACGTGGAGCCACCAGCGCCACTGTATGAATACCCGGTTGCTAAACCCCCGTCGCAGCTGTTATAAACAGCAGCCGAACCGCTGTTGGCGAAACACTGGCCAAACGCACCGCCTGGCTGGTCGGCGTAGATATGCGCTACACCACCGTTGGTTGCATTGGCATATCCGCCAACAACAGAACCGGAATCGGCTTTGATGAAAGCTGTCGAACCAATGCCACCCGCTTGAGCCAGTCCCGCAGAGAAGCCGACAACTGCTTCCAGCTTTGCGGATCCACTATTGGTGGATTGCGCGCGACCGGTTGATGAACCAGCCGAGAATGCTCGAATCTCAGACGATGAGCCTGCGCCAGACGAGACAACATCACCCGCAACCAGTCCGCCGGAACCCACCTGAAACTCACCGGAACCACCACCGGACACGTTCAGTCTCCCACAGGCGACGCCACCGCCACCAGTGTTGATGTCAGTTGTGCCGTCCTCCGACACCCTGAACACGACATCCAGCGACGACAGATCACTGATCCCATACCCGTCGCCAGACACATCTTGCGTCAGCGGCCACCCAGAACCACCGCCACTGTTGATCGCCGGCAGCGAGTTCCATGGGGTCACCCCGTCACCTATCTTCAGCACACCGGTATCAACTGCGTAACCGGGTTCGCGAGCGGCGAGCACAGGGTTGGTGAATGACCATTCAGCGGCGGTCCAACCGCGCACCTTGATCATGTCACGACGATTCGGAGGCAACACCATCAGGAGCCTCCGCCGTCGACACCACCAGCAGGAGACAGATCAACCTTCACCGCGGCCACCGAGCACGGATCGAACAACACCAACCCGAGAAGCTCACCGAGACGCTCTCTCGCGTTCCTGGTCGTGTCAATCGTGGTGTGGTCCCTGCCCGCAACCAGAGTTGGGTCTGTCGCCGCCCACAGTACCGGGCCGGACGCGTAGATCCAGAACTCGCCAGGCCCCGCCGACTGCCCATTGGGGGAGATGTCGCCGATGAACGTGGAGTAGCCGGCGTCGGCGACGACGATGTGGCCCGTTGGTGTCAACACGACCCCATCGGTGATCATGAAACCCGCCGTGTTCACCAGAAGATGCAGGATCTCCGGTGGAACGTGGATCATCCCCTGCTCGCCACGAAGCGTGTCAGCGAGGAACCCCTCGAGATGGTAGAGCTGCTGCTGCACAGAGCCAGCGGTCGCCGACAGCACAACAGCTTGCGACGCGAGAGAGATGCCGCCCGACAGGGCCCCGTCGATCAGTTCTCTGCCGAACACCGATGACACCCTGGTCCTGAGCCTGGACAGCACACGCTCGTCGAGCATGTCGTCGACACCCCACAGCGTCGAGCACGACAACCCGTCGACAACAGTGAACGAAGGTTGCGTCAACCACTCGGGCAGGGAGCCGACCGGGCGGTCCTGGTCGTCACACAGCTCCGCAGCCACGCCCGTCAACGGGTCACAACCCCACGGGACGAAACTCACCCCCGCACCGATGCGGTTGACACCCGCCACCGACAACTGGTCGTTGGGGATCCTTTGAGCGGTCTGCGTCAACAGGCCAACAGGGCGAGTCGCCGGCGTCGGGATCTTCACCTCAACCTCGAGACCTGTCGCCATGTGCGCTCCTTACCGTGAGAACCTATGAGGGGGATGGCCCGAGTGTAGGCCATCCCCCTCCGTGGAGTTGTTGTTCCGACTAGGGGTCAGGCGCCTGAGCCGACCCCAAGGTAGTCGCCGCCTTCGCAGTTGATCACCACGTCGTCGATCTGGACACCGTTCCAGCAGAGGCCGGGGATCTCAAGGATGTCAGCCGGGCAGGAAGTGGTGTCGATCGGCGCCTCGAAGTTCTCGAAGAAGAACGTGAACTCGTTGCGGGCGTTCGACTGGTTGTCGCGGTAGATGTTGTTCCCGGTGACGCCGATCGCCAGCTCACCGCGATCCATCACAGCGAACTTGTCGGGCGGGGCGATCAAGATCTCCACCGACGTGGGGAGCAAGTTCAACGAACCGCCAGTGGCGACAGCCGGGACCGGGGTGGCCCACGACGGGGTGTCGATGAAGAACGTCGGCTCCACACCGACGTTGCGGAACATCGTCACGATCTGCTCGTCGCTCGGAACCGACACCGGGTTCCCATCGGTGCGACGACGGCGGATCACATCCATCTTCATCGCCAGCAGCACCCACCGTGGCAACCAGGCGCGCATCAAGCCAGGCAAATCCCACCGCTGCTGCTCCTGGTAGAGAGCCAGGTAGTTGAGGATCGTTGACGTGACCGTGGTGGTGGCGTTGTAGCCGAGCGACGGGGCAACAACCGTGTTCGCACCGTTCGCCATGCCCTCGAGCAGCAGCGTCTCACCGAGACGGGCGTGAGCGGCGCCGAGCCGGTTCAGATACGCCTCAACCAGCTCTGGGAACGTCATCGCGAGCAGGTTCTTCACCGTGAGGCATCGGTACACGCCGTAGAGGCGGTACACCTCAGGGGTGGCGCACTCGATGGTCTGGCACGCCTCCTTCACGGCGTTGGGGTTCGAGTCTTGGGTGTTGGTCCACTGGCCGAAGCCGGTGGTGATGTCACTGAGGCTCGGTGACGGGTACACCGACACCGCTCCACGCTGATCGGGCTGGAAGGGTCGCAACGACGCCTTCACCGGCCGGCGCAGCGTGTTCTCGCACGCCAGGTCGTACAGGGGGATGGGTGGGGCGCACATCTCGGCACGGATCTCGTCGTACTCGAACAGCCGCAGGTTGAACAGCGGGTCCGCGGTGAGCTGTGAGCCCTCAGGGAAGCGGGCGGGGATGTAGGCGACCTCGAACTTCTCGGAGGTGTTGTGCCGCAGGCTGGCTGCCTTCTCCATGACGGCGGCGGCAAGTTCTGTCCACGATGTGAACTCCTCGCCGGCCCGCTTCCCAGCCACGCCATCGCGGGCAAGCAGCTTTGATGGGGTGAAGCCCTGGGGTTCCACCTTAGGCGCCGGGGCGAGCGAGGTGGGAGGGGGCGTGCTGTTCGCAGTCACTTCGGGTGCCTCCGTGGTGGGGGTGGTGGTCGAAAGTTCAGCCGCCTCGGGCTCAGCCTCAGCCTCAGCCTCGGCCTCAGCCTCGGCCTCGGCCTCTGGCTCAGGGTCGGGTTCAGCCTCGGGCTCGGCAACCTCTGCGAGCAGAGCGGCGCGTTCGGCTTCGGCAGCGTCGCGAGCGTCGGCCGCAGCGAGCAGCCTCTTGGCTTCGTCAACTTTGGAGCGAACCTCGGCCAGCGACTCCTCGCTGAGCTGTCCTTCCAGGCGCTCCTTCGCAGTCGCCTTGATCGCCTTGGCGAGAGCGCGAAGCTCCGCAGCGCTCAAGGCGTTGATGTCACTTGGGATTTCGGGCCACATAGCCGCCTCCTGGGTGTCTGGCCTTCTGGTTGACAATCATGGACTTTGTTTACCTAGCAAGGTCAACAGTTATCCATCGAGCATGTCGAGTTGCAGACGCAGAACGTCACGACGCGTTTCAAGCAAAACATCGTTGCTTACAGGGCTCTCTGGCGTTTCCGCTTCATTAGCGCACGGCGGGAAGGAAGCAACCAACTCGGTCACCTGATCCCCTTCGGTGCGAACAGAGAAGCCGCTGCCAGGAACGTCGTATCCTTCCGCGTTCACCGACACGATCGCCTTCAACCGGCCTCTCACCCAATGGCCAGAAACTCTGGACGCTCGAGCGGCATACACCTGATCGTCGGACACGCCAGGGCGCACACGACCAGAGAGCCACGGGCCGAACCGTCCTGGGATAACACGAACATCAGCCCACGCGTTCTCAATGCCGCCATACGCAGACACCGGGTCGCTGTCACCGAGACGCTTGCGTGGATGCCCACCAGTGAGGAAGATGGGGCCGGTCTCGACGATGCCAAGCTCGGTCAACACGCCAGGCTTGTTGAACGACGCATAGTTGTCGGTCGGGCGGGGCACAACCAGACACTGGCCTTCCACCCCGTCATGGCATGAATCCCACAGCGCGAGATGACCGAACACGCGACCTTCCTCGTCGACGATCACCTTTGTCGGCCGGTCGGCTTCCGGAATGTGGAAATCAGCCCACGGCTGCACCAACCCTGACGCGACGATCTCGTCGGGTTGGACAGCGAGCAACGTCGGTGTGAACGACACATCGGCGACGATCTCATCGACATCTGCCAACGCTGCGGTGATCTCGTCGTCGTCGAGTTCAGCGAAAGCGTCACCGAACGCCGGCCTGCCCACAAGGCAGGTGCCAGCGAAGTTGGCTTCAGTGAACCTGATCCGCAGATCAAAGTCCTCGGTGAGGTCGATGTCAGCGACAACATCGGCGAGTTCGATCGAGTTCCCACGCAGGGCTTGCGTATGCAACAGGAACGCCGCCATGCGCCCGTCGTCGGTGTCGATCAGCCATCCGGCGCCCGACAGGACGCCATCTTCGTTGACTGACAGCTCGTGCAGCGCACCAACCGGGACAGAGCCGGAGTGCCCGCCGTTGTCGGCGTACTGCAACCGGATCGGTTGCGGTAGGTCGCGGGTGCCGAACCCGGCAGATTCGATCATGCGGCCATCGCTGGTCCACTTGTCGAGTGTCGCCATGTTCGGGAACGACACAGGCTTGTAGAAGCCGTCCTGTTTCTTGGGGCGCTTGCCGTACTGGATTCGCATTGCCATGTCCGCCTCCTATGCGGGCCGTTCGGACCTTGGGGTGTCCGTCTCGTTGTCGTCTGGTGAGCCAGGGTTGCCTACACCCGGCCCGACATTGGGTTCATCTGCGATTGGGCCGATCGGGCCCGGACGGCGGCGCCCTGCACCGACCTTGGACCAGTCGATGTCCTCCTCGGTGCCATACAGGGCGAGGTAGGGATCGAGCATCTTCACACCGACCCAACGGATACGTTCACGCTCATCCATCGCTTCGCTGTCGAGCGCACCAGAGACGCGTCGCAGCACCGCTCCGTTCACCTCGCCACGGTCATAAAGTTGGCGAACGTCCTCCTGCTGGTTGGTCTTGACAGCAGCACCGCTGAGGTCGTACCACAGCATCCAGCTGGACACCTTGGACTCGGGGACACCTGCGGCGAGCAGCTCGCGGTTGAAAATCAACCGCTCAAACCCCCAACACATCGCTTCGATGTCAGGTTGGACGGTGATGCGACGTTCCTCGTCGGAGACAGCCCATGCCGCCCAGTGGTTCGTGTCGCCGACACCCATGACAGCCTGGTGCTGCACATCAAGCCCTTGAAGGATGCGATCAATCAGTTCTGCTCGCAGTTTGATGTCGGTTTCCCACAGCTCGGAGTCGATGGTGATGAACCTGATCTGCTGACCAGCAGCGCCTGGACCCCTGACGATGATCGGGATACGGGCCGAGGCGTCGTCGCGAGCGGCGACGTTCCTCGCCATCGCTTCGGCGAGCACATCCATGAACCTGTCCTGGCGTGATTCACCTCGAGCGTTCGACACCCTCACGTCATTGATCTCAGATGGGAGGAACATGAGACCGGACATGGCGAAGCGCGACAGCACTTTTGACTTGAGCGATTCGGTCAGCTCATAGAGCAAGAAGCACTCGGTGTCGAGTGTGTTGAGCCGAGAATCAGGCAGGTCGATCCAACGCGACGATGGCGTCCACAGCCTGCCCAAGTAGTCGTCGATCTGCACGACGTGATGTGGGCGTCCTCGCGACGACGATGACGGCTTCGGGGTGGTCCACCACTTGATGATCCCCTTGTCAAGCTGGGTCAGGTCCATCTCGTCGCATGACAGCACCATGTACCCGTCAGGTTGGCCGGCGTTGTTGCGGCATCGGATCAGGTGCATGTCGGCTGGAACCTTGCGGAGCGTGTAATACCGCTCGATCAAGCCGCGCAGCCCGCCGTAGGGGGAGTAGATGCGCCCCAACGCAGCCTGGGCTCGTTCGTCATCAACGAGGTCGCCGGCGGTGCCGTCAGGGTTGCGTTTGCGGACTTGGAGTTTGGCGTAGCCGGCGATGCGGGCTGATCGGGCGATCGCGTACGACACCTCGCCGATCTTCTCGTACCATTTCCACGGTTCCCTGCTGTTGACCAGCGAAGCAGCGTGGGTGTCGGCGAGATAGTCGCGATCTGGCTTGTACCTCAGCTCGAGTCCGACCGCGGCGAACACCTCCGACGTGGCGGGCGCGTGGCTGCCTGGCGGGATAAACCGCACGATGTTGTGAAGTTCAGGTGCCTGCGACAAGGCCATCCACATCAACTCCTCGTTCGCTCAGCGCATGGTAGACCTCAGCGAACGCCAAGGTCGCCTCTGCGTCAAGGCCGTCTGTGGTGACGGCTGCGCGTTCGATCGGCCACGGCTCAAGCCCGTGCTTGGCGCGCTCTTCTGCGAGCAGCACGTCGTACAGGTCAGGGAACAGCGCCCGCAACCGTCGCAGCGCCTTGTGCTTGCATCGCTCCGCGAGTTTCTTGGTGTTCGCCGGCGGCTTGTCTTTCTTCGCCGTGGACGCCCCAACCGTGACCCGTGCGCGGCGGCCGAGCCCGACAACCTCAAGCACTTTGGTCCTGTCGACAGTTGTGCTTGCCCAACACTTCGTGCACCGCCCGCCTGTGCGCGCTGACACCTCCATGACGACAGGTGTTTGGCAGACTGAGCACAGCTCGTAGCCGAACACGCTGATACGGTCGATGTTGTGGCTCTCCATGTGGTGAAACCTAGCCACGACCTGAGCTACTACCGGGATCGCATCTATTCGGCGATCGACGGCATGGTGCTCACGGTCGGTGGCCTGTTGTTCGAGGCCCGCTCGACCGACCCGGACGGTTTCAACGCGTGGGTGACCAACGAGCTGCCGTTCTCGGTCGACACAGCCAGACGGCTCATCGCGATCTACCTCGCCTACCGCGAACTCCCAGCGGAGACGCTGGCCAGGTTGCCGAAACCGTGGCAGGCGCTGTTCGCGTTGCGTGCGCTGAACCGTGAAGAGCTGCTTGAGGGTGTCGAGTCGGGTGTGATCAACCCGTCTATGACGATCGAACAGGCGAGAAGGTTGGCGAGGACGAAGCGGCGTGCGGTGGTGTCTGTGAGGTACACATCTGCCGATCTGCAAGCGGGCGCTCTGATGGACTGCGACCCGAACGACATCGACCCGATGGTGTGGGCGGCGCTCATTCGGTGGATGTCACTGCGAGCCAGCGACTGAAGATCTCGCTGCTTGGTTCGCGACCCTGGCGGCGGCACTCATCCTTGTATGCCTCGATGGCTATGGCGACACCGCGTGAAGGTGGGGTGGTGTGCCCTTCTGCGACTTGACGGTGGTCCATCTCAGCGCGACGGCGTTGGGTGATCCTGTGCTGGGACAGCGCCGCGTTGAAGTCGGCGACGGTTGGGAACATGACCTTGGTGTTGATCAGGTCGGTCAGCACCGAGAGCCCTTCGTCGTAGTCGATGTAGCGGAGTGCTTCACCCCAGACGTAGGCGACGGCTTCGTCGACTTCGGTGTTTGGCCAGGCGCCGTGCATCGCCGCGAGGAACGAGGCAACTTCTTCCCGTGTCATCACAGCTCGCCTTGAGAGAAACGTCGGATCACGTCGAGTGATCTGGCTGCTTTTGTGGGTGCTGATCGAACGATCATCTCATCTTCCCATCTGCGCTGCGACAGCCATGTCGCTGGGTGGGGGACGAACTGGATGTCGCCTCGCGTTTTCCATGCCTCGATGTGAGCCGGGAGCGCTTGGAGAGCAGCCTGACGTTCGCTGCTGGTCATCCTTGCCCACTTCCTCCGGGCTGGAGCCTTGGACACTTTGCGCGGGTATGCAGACCAGAACGCGTCAAACCCGTCCTGCTCAACGTCCCCCCTTGGGGGGACTAGAGGGGGGTTTTGTTCCATGGACGGTTCTATGGATGGTTCGGGTGTCCTGTGGGACAGGGGGGGGGTGTCCTGTGGGACGGGGGAGGGGTGTCCTGTGGGACGGGGGGTCAGGTGCAGTTCGTAGCGGTTGGGGCGGAGATGATCGGGGGTGCTCCGGGTGCCGCCGTCTTGGATGTGGCGGGTGATGTACCCGCACTCGACGAGGGTGGCTACGGCTTTCTGTGCGGCCCGGACGGTGACCCCGGCGTACCTGGCGAGTGTCGCCATGGATGGCCATGCGCCACCGTCGCCGTCGTGGTTGGCGATCCCGACGAGGATGAGACGCTGCGTCGGTGTCAGGTCCGGTGTGGGGGTGTTGAGCACGGTGGAGATGGATTCAACGCTCACGCCGAACCTCCACTGGCACCCACACGACGAACGGGGCGAGCAAGGCGGCGTGCTGGTTGCAGGCGACGGCTCGAGTGGTTGGCTGGTAGTAGGCGGCGGGTTGGCCGCACCAACAAGTTCCCATCATTGGCTTTCCTTTCCTTGGCCGAGGGGGTATGCTCCCCTTCGGGTCGTTGGCTCGTCCCATCATGGCTTCGGAGGCCCCTGGTCGTCAAGGCTGGGGGCCTCAGCCGTCCCCGAGCCCAAACACATGTAAACAGGCCCGCTTGCGCGGCGCAAGCGCGCCGTCTACAGTTGGTGCATGACCGATCTTCCGTATGCGGTCCCGCCTGGTTGGAAGCTGGTGCCAGAGTCGGGTCGGCTCTCTCACACCGTGGCGTTCAGGGTGACAGCCGAGGAGCATGTGCAGCTGTTGGCGTTGCGGGACACGATGCCCAACCGCACCTGGGGTGAGGCGATCCGGTGGGTTCTTGGGCAGCCGGTGGTTCAAGAGCTGGTGTCGTTGCGGCTGGAGGCTTCGCAGTCGGACTGACGGGCTTGCTCGATCAGGTCGCGCAGCGCACGGTTTCTGCTGACACCTCGAGCGTTGGCGAGCTGGGTGAGGTAGTCGAGTTCGTGCTGGTGCAGCCAGAACGAGATCGGGCGACCGTTCATGGGTTGCGAGGGTAGTGGCCCTGTTAGGTGAAGTGCTACAGGTTGTGAACCTAACAGGAATACGGTATGGTATGCGATATGGATGGTTTGGGTGATGATGTGAAGTCGGCGTTGATGAGCTTGATGGATCTGAACATCTCGTTGGTGAACCTGCTGGCCGGCTATCAGGCGCTGCTGCGCGACCTGAACGTGTCGGATCAGGTGGCGGATGAGATGTTGAGCGACTATCACCGTGCGCTGTTGGCGATGATCTTCACGAAGGGGAAGTGATGGGCAAGGTGAAGCTGTACGACCAGGATGCGGACACGCCGGGTCCGATCATGTTGGAGCGCCCGTTGGCGTGGCGGTTGTTGGAGCACATGCGCCGCACCGCTCATTACGCCGGTGATCAGATGCAGTTGGAGGCTGATATGCGTTGGCTTGCGTCGAAGTTGGGGTCGTGATGGCTCGTAACACGACTCAGATCGCGTTGGCGGTGTCGATTCATGAGCGGGAGTTTGTGGAGCGGCGCGCTAGGGAGGCGGGGTTGTCAATGAACGCGTGGGTGCGGAACCTGATTCGTGCCGCGATGTACGAGGATCAGATGAGGGGGGATGGGTGATGTTGGAGCTGTTTTTTTGTGACACCGAAACGTTGTCGTTGGCACGTAACGCGCCTCCGTGGGAGGTGGCGTGGGTGACGGCGACGGTTGAGGATAGCGGGTTGATGTTGGATGAGCCGCGGGTGGAGTTGTTGTGTGTGTCGGAGTCCGAGTTGGTGTCTGCTGATCCGAACTCGCTTCGTGTGAACGCGATGTATGAGCGGTGGCTGCCGTATCGGCACGAGTTGTCTGATGATTTGAATCGTCAGGTTGCGGAGGAGATCGCGGTCGCGTCGGCGGGGAGGGTGTGGGTTGGTGCGGTGCCGGAGTTCGATGAGCGGGTGCTGCATTGGTTCTGTTTGCGGTATGGGTTTGTGTTGTGCCCGCACTACCACCTGGTTGATGTGGAGGCTTTGGCGGCGGCGAAGCTGGGGTTGTTGCCGCCGTTCACTTTGCGGAAGGTGATGGAGGCGGCTGGGGTGGAGCGGTCTGCTCATGGGGCGCACACGGCGTTGGGGGACATGATGGATGTGGTGGGTTTGTTTGCGTGGGTGTACGGGTTGGAGGTTGGTGGGTTTGGATGATTGGGATCGCCTGGCGGGGATGGTGTGTGTTTGTCGGCTGGGTTGCACGGTGGGTGATGTGTGGGGTGATGGGCCTGTGGAGTGTGATGCGGGGTGTGAGCCGTGCAGGTTGATGCGCGGCAGGCCGTATGTTCCTCGGCAGCAGAAGCGGAATGTGTTGAAGCGGGGGAGGTGGATGGGTGAGTGAGGTGTTGGCGATTGGGCCGTGGAGGAGCAACGCGGAGCTGATTGTGGCGTGCCGTGACCTCGGTTACTTGTCGGATGAGGCGACGTTGGATCCGACGTTCGGGTTGGGTCGGTTTTGGTCTTTGTGGCGTCCTGCTGTGTTTGTTGCGAGTGATCTGGATGTGGCGCGCTCCCCGGTGGGGTACCCGGTGGATTTTTGTGCGATGCCGTGGCTGGATGGGTCGTTTCGTCATGTGGTGTTCGACCCGCCGTACAAGCTGAACGGGACTGGTGGGTCGCATGGTCCGGATGCGGCTTATGGGGTGGCGAACAGTGTGCGCTGGCAGGATCGGATGCGGTTGTGTCGTGATGGGATCGTGGAGTGTTTGCGGGTGTTGGATGTGGGTGGGGTGTTGTTGGTGAAGTGTCAGGATCAGGTGTGTTCGGGTCGGGTGCGTTGGCAGACGATCGAGTTTTCGTGTCACGCCGAGGCGCATGGTGCGAGGTTGGTGGACATGTTGCATCTGGTGTCGTATCGGGCTCAGCCTGTGGGGCGGCGGCAGGTTCATGCGAGGCGGAACTATTCGACGATGCTGGTGTTGGAGAAGGTGGCGTGGTGAGGTGGTTGGTGTGCGGTTCGAGGGTGTTGGGGGAGGCTGCGGTGTGGGGTGAGGTGTTGGATGCTCGTGCGGTGTGGGAGCGTTCGCGGTTGTGGTCTGTGCTGGATGTGGAGTCGATGGTGCGTCGGCCTGATGTGGTGATTTGTGGTGGGGCGCGGGGTGCTGATCGGTTGGCGGCTAGGTGGGCGCGCTCCAGGGGGGTTGAGGTGGTGGAGTTTGTTGCCGACTGGGATCGTCATGGTCGGCGGGCGGGGTTTGTGCGGAACCGTAGGATGTTGAAGGAGGGGAACCCGGATGTGGTGTTTGCGTTCACGAGGGGTTCTTTGTTGTTGTCGAAGGGGACGGTGATGATGGTGGGGTTGGCGAGGGGTGCTGGGGTGGAGACGGTGGTGGTGGAGCTGTGATGTTCATGTTCGGGTTTGATGCTCCGGGTGTGGTGTTGAACGCGAATGATCGGATGGGTTGGCGGCAGCGTGCCGAGCTGGTGTCGATGTGGCGGTTGCGTTCGATGTTGGCGGCCCGTGAGGCGATCAACTCGAAGCAGGCTCCGAGGATCTCGTCGGGCAGGTGGGAGGTTGGTGTGTCGTTTGCGGTGGTGGGGAGGCGTCGGCGTGATCCGTCGAACTGGATGCCCACGGTGAAGGCGATTGTGGATGGGTTGGTGGATGCGGGGTTGTTCGATGATGATCATGGTGGTCGGGTGCTGGTGGGGGAGCCGGTGCTGGTGGTGGTTGGGGGTGGGGATCGGTCTCCTGGGGTGGTGGTGAGGGTGGTTCCGGTTGATGGGACGGCCCGGGGGGTGGCAGAGTCGTGGTTGTCGACTGGTGAGGTTCGTGCTGCGCCTGTCGAGGGGATGTCACTGGGTGGTGAATCGACCACACAAGCCCTCGGTGAGCGAGTCGGGTCTGCTGGGGACGTGCCGTCTGGTGGGGCCCCTGTTGAGGGGTTGTCGGCGCGTGCGCTGGTGGAGCAGAGGTTGGCTGCCGAGCTGATGTTGTTGGGGGCGCCTGAGCCGTGGGTGTGGGCGGGGACGTTGGTTGATGAGGTGTTGTGTCGTGCCGATGTGGCGGGTGCGGTGATGAGGCTCGCTTCGGGGCAGCAGACGTGAGCGGCGTCTACGACACGAGGTTTGATGCTGCTCGAGCCGGGTGGGTTGTTCAGCACCGAGACGCCCCAGCCCGCCTCATGTTCATCGGCCCGACCCAAGGTTGCGTCAAGATCGCCCAGCACGGCCGCCACATCTGGGTTGACGAGCGTGAGGTTGTGATCCCACCCGGTGTGTGGCCCGCTGAGACGACCCCACGGGACCCCAGAAACCACGAAAAACAGCCCAAACGGCCCC